ACGGCCTAGACGCTAGTGGTGATACGCAGATTGACGTATACCCCAAGCCTGACGGCGTGTATTCAATACGTTTTAATTGTGTGTTACGCAACTCAGATTTAAGCGCAGACACTAGCGAACTCAAAATACCTTCTTCTCCTGTTATTAACCTTGCTGTAGCATTGGCATCAAGAGAGCGAGGCGAAACTGGAGGAACATCAACTCAAGAATACTTTACAATAGCTAATCAATATTTGTCTGATGCAATAGCACAAGATGCAGGACGGCACCCAGAAGAAGTAGTCTTTTACACACCTTGAGGTATGTATGTCTCAACAACTAAATAGCATAAATCTTGTAGCTCCCGGTTTTAAAGGAATTAATACAGAAGATTCTCCGATGGCTCAAGATCCGTCGTTTGCTGAAGTAGCCGACAACGCGGTTATTGACAAACGAGGTCGAGTTGCTGCACGTAAAGGCTTGTCTGTAATTACAACTAATAAAACAGCTTTAGGTTCTGCTGAAATACAAGCAATTAAAGAGTTTAGAGGCGACGGCGTTGCAACCACAGTGTTTTCTGTAGGCAATAATAAAATATTCAGTGGTACTACAACACTTACAGACAGCACTCCCGGTAGTTACACAGTTAGCGCAAACAACTGGAAGATGGTGAATTTTAATGACAAAATTTACTTCTTTCAAAGAGGCCAAGAACCACTGGTTTTTCCTGACAGTGGCAATGTAATCAAACTAAGCAGTGTAGCAGGAGCTGCTGGAGTAACTTCTGCTAAGTACGGTAACGAAGTTTTGTCTGCCTTTGGCCGTCTTTGGACTGCTGATTTTGCTACGGATAAGTCTACGATTTACTGGTCTGATTTGTTGATTGGACATGATTGGTCTGGCGGTACTAGCGGCAACATTGATATTTCAAAAGTATGGCCTGATGGTTACGATGAAATTGTTGCTTTAGCCGCTCATAACAACGCGCTTATCATATTTGGCAAACACAGTATTGTTGTATACGCATTGCCAGCAGACTTAGACCCAGCAAGCATGGTACTTTCAGACACTGTAGCTGGAGTTGGATGTGTAGATAGAGACACAGTACAACACACTGGCACTGACGTACTGTTTTTGTCTCATACTGGTCTACGTAGCTTTGGCAGAACAATACAAGAAAAATCTATGCCAATTACTAAATTGTCTTCAACAATAACAAAAGACATTATAGACTTGTTGTCGTCACCCTCAGAAACTTTTACTTCTGTTTACTATCCAGAAGAAAACTTTTATTTACTTACATTTAGAAATCAGAACGTAACGCTTTGTTTTGATTTAAGAGGTACAATAGAAGGAGGAGCTTTGAGAGTAACTCGATGGCCCGGAACTGGATTTACTGCTTATGAAAGAAAACAAGACGGAGAACTTTTAATCGGCGGTGTTCACGGCATTGGAAAATACTTTGGTAATCAAGACAATGGACAAGCCTATCGCTTTAAGTATTTTAGTCCAGAACTTACATTTGGCGACCCGTCAAAACTTAAGTTTCTTAAAAAAATACGGCCTACTATTGTAGGAGGAAGTGGTGCTAATATAATTATGAAATGGGGCTATGATTTTACATCTGTGTTCACTTCTTCGACTTTCTCCTTAGACACTCAATCAAAAGCAGAATTTAGCGTAGCAGAGTTTAATGTTGGTGAGTTTTCTTTAGGGCGTCAAATAACACGAGAAGCTATAAACACTAACGGAAGTGGTGGAACTCTCCAAATTGGTATGGAATCTGATATCAACAACTTTGAATTATCTTTACAAGAAATTAACGTACTAGCACTAGTAGGTAAAACACTATGAGTAATTATACTAAAACTACTGATTTTGCTGCAAAAGATACTTTACCTTCTGGTGATGCTGGCAAAATTATTAAAGGAACTGAGTTTGAAACAGAGTTCGACGACATTGCTACTGCAATAGCAACCAAAGCTAACCTTGCATCTCCAACATTTACAGGAACAGTAACAATTCCTGCATTGACGTTTACTGGGACTTTAACTACAGGAACAATAAATGGAGGTACGTACTAATGTCTAAGTATCTTGGAGGGGGCCTAGCGGCTGCGGGTCTCGCGTTAGCCGAAAAGGGTTATAGCGACATTGGTGATATAGGACAACGCGGTTTTGATGAAATGACTGCTTTGGCTGGTCAAGTTTCAGACATGCTTGAGTTTCAGCCTTACACAGTTACTACAGCAACTGGTGGACAGTTCGGGATGACTCAAGACCCTGTTACTGGTCAAATGTCGTATAACCTACAAATGTCTCCAGAAGAACTAGCTTTCCAACAAAGTTTGTTTAATCAGGCTCAAGAAATGTATAATAGAGCTTCCGTTTCTCCTGAAGAACGAGAACAACAAGTTTTTGATAGAATGATGACAGCTATGAGTCCTAGCCAAGAGCGTGATCGTTTAGCTCTCGAACAGCGTTTAGCGGCCCAAGGACGTTTAGGCGTACGCACAGGAATGTTTGGAGGTACTCCTGAGGGACTAGCACTAGCAAAAGCACAAGAAGAAGCCCGTAATACGGCTATCTTAAATGCTATGACTTTTGCAGGAAAAGAACAACAACTTCAGTCGCAGTTGGGGTCTGGTATGTTAGCTTCAAGTTACTTGCCTCAGGCTCAGTTGTTAAATGCTCTACAGCCCGGTATGACAGCAGCAGAACAAGATAGAATGCAATCGTCTCAACAAGCTAAGTCCTACGCACAAACATACGCCTCAGGTATTGATGCTTTGTTAGCTGCTGCTTCGGGTCAAGCAAATATTGCTGGTGGTGTCGGTGGAAACATCGCAAAGTCCGCTATTGGCGGCTTATTCACTACTACATAAGGAGAATATAATGGCTACGCTTTCGCAACAACTTCTAGCTAATTTAGCTAACCCTAATATGTCTCGTAGTTTGTTTGACTTAGGAACTGCTATTGGTGGTGTTCCGGATCAAATGAGACAACAACGAAGAAGTAAAGAACTGGCTGAAATTATGAAGCTAGGTAACGCTGCCTTGGTTACTGGAGACGCAACAAACATCGGTCGTGTCCGTCGTCAACTAGAAGCAGCAGGGTTTGCTAGAGAAGCTACTGCAATGGCTGAAGCAGAAGCACAAGCTCGTAAAAAACAAGCATCCCAAGGCATGTTAATGAATGTAGTTTCTGGAGAAAAACTAAACCCTGAGGTTATACGCGAGCGTATTGGGGAAGGGCTTACGGCTCAGGACCTTACGTCTTCTATGGCTATCCAAAAAGCATTGTTTCCTCCTTATCTGACTAGAGAAGCACAAATTGAGCTTCTTGATAACTTTACACCTGAAAGTGTACAATCAGCAGTAAAAGAAGAAAGTCTAGCAGAGCTTCTTCCTAAACAAGACGCTGATTTCGACTACTCCGAAACTATACGCGAGTGGGTAGACCCCGCTAAACCTGACAAAGTAATACTTAAGACAATTCAGGGAGACGACGGTAATCCTTATGAGCTAGGAACTAAGTCTATAGAAAATCCCAAAGGCCGTAAAGTACTTGAAACTGAGATAAAGCCTTTGCAGCTACGAAAGTCTGGAGGGGTGCAGGTAAACACAGGAGTCCAAGACCCTTACTTAAAGCGAGGTCTAGAGCAATTAGCAGAATTAGACACAAAGGCAATAGAAGCTGGTAACTCTTCATTAGCCACTATGTCGGTTATTTCTGACGCAAAGAGGGTTCTACAAGAAACTCCCGGAATTTTTGGAGCAGGAGCCAGTGAGTTCCAAGCGTTTAGAAAAGGTGCTTTGACTTTCTTACGCTCTGTAGGTGTTGGCGAAGGTGATTCATTCTTTGACAAAGTTTCTAAAGCATCTACCAACAGTGAAGTAGCCTTGGCTCTTACACAAGACTTTGTTGTAGAAAGGCTTCAGGGAACCAAGGGTGCGATTTCAGACGCAGAGTTTAAAACTTTTCAAGCATCTGTTCCAAACCTTATGCAAACTCCCGGAGGTTACGGAAAGTTGTTGAACCGTATGGAAGCTATGGCACAACGTCGGATCATGTTCGGCACCCTTGTTGAAGAAAACATGCCAAAGGGTAAACCAGCTGTAACTAAAGCTAACAGAGTGTGGAAAAAATTTATTACTGATTTTCCTTCGATTACGTATATGCCAGCAGACCAACAGACTATTTTGTGGAATGAGTATCAAAAAACTAACGGTAAAATAAACAAAAACAAAGTACAGTTTACCATGAATACGCCCGCTGGTCTTGTGGGAATAACGTACGGAGATATGTTGTCCTTAGCAACTAAGCATAATAAAACGGTCTATGAACTAATAGAAGAGCGGTATGCTGACCCTTCTCTAGACTTTCAAATTTCACCCTCCATTGTAATTAAGTAGAGGACAATATGGCTACTTTACTCGAAGAAATTATGAATGATCAAAGTCCAACTGCTACTTTAACTGCTGATTTACCTAGCGGAGTAGAGTATTTAGACGGAGTACTGGCGCAAGAAGACGAAGAAGCAAAAAAAGCAACCATGGCTGAAGTTGTTAAGTCTGGAGGTCTTAGGGCGCAAGCTGGTTTTGTTCAGTCAATTACAAGTATGTTAGAAGCCGCTGAGTTGATACCTGAAGGCAGTACTAGTGATTACACAAGGAAAATACTTCAGGCAGAAAAAATGGGCGAAATGACTATTGCCCAAACACTGACTAGAGACACTATATCTCAAATTCTACCTTTAGCTGGGGAATACTTTGTTACACGAGGTGTGCCGTTTAAGACAGCCCTTGGTCGATCCGCTGCTGTTGGAGGCACAGGCGGTTTCTTTACGTTTATTGAAGATCCTGACGCTGCTAAGGGTGCTGGTGCACGTATGTTCAATACGACTCTTGGATCTACTCTTGGTCCTCTGTTTATGGCTGGAGCAGTGGGAACAGGTAGAACTATTGACGCTATACGAGGCGCTAGAGGCCCTCTTGGTGTCGCTGGTCCAGACATTCGTCCCGGACTTGAGACACGTCGAGAAGGCGCAGAGATAATAGAGGCAGCAGCTGAAGAAGGTATTACGCTGACTCCCGGACAAGCTACAGGAGACCGTGCTTTGGTTGCTGAAGAGTTTGCGGCCAACGCGCCTTTGTCATCAGCGTCAAAACGGTTTGTTGCGGACACGATGAACAGCAACGCTACAAGTCTTGAAGGCCTAATTGACGAGCTAGTGGACGCTATCATTCCAGAAGGTAAGGAAGTAATAGCAGACAGAGTAAGTCAGTTGTACGCAAGAGCCGATGGGGAAAGTATACAGAAGACTTTGTTGCCCCGTTTAGAGCAGCTTAGGCTTGACCCTACAATTGAAAATACTATCTCTAGAATCAAAAAGAACCCTTCGCTACAGGACTTGTACGACGGTCACACTCCTAATTCTATCGGTAGAGTACACATGATTCTGGACAACCTCCAGAGTCAAATTGACAATGCAACAGACAATGACCTAAAGAGGGTATTGATTGCCGCAAAAGACAGGATGGTTTCTTTAGCTGACGAGGCTTCTCCCAATTTTGAAGCAGCAAGAGCTACGTCCCAGAGACAGAAGACAGCCATGCAAGTAGAAGAAACACTGAAAGCAACTGGCGGGTCTACAATGGTTCCTAACGTAGACCAAGCCACACGGTTTGTCAACGGTTTTCAAAACTTGGAAGCAAAAGAACAGCTTAACTTTGCTATTAACAACCTGAAAACAGAGACCATGCGTAAGGAAGCCAAGGCCAAGTTCCAACTGCTTCTGGAGTTGATACCACGAGTCAGCAAACAGCAGGACTACTTGGACAACCTTCTAAAAGAAAGTGGAGGAGCCTTTTCAGAAAGAACAAGTCAACTTGGTGCTGCCTTCTACTCCGTAGTAAACTTCCTTAACCAGAACAACGACAGAAAGTTCATAGAGTTT